CCAATAGGTATATTATCATCTGACCCATCAAATTTAAATGAATAATCATCAAAAAATGTTGGTGGTATGGTCGATAATCTTGGTCCGACTACTCCACTCATAACTACTCAACTATTTCTGTATTTGTCGAACCAGAAGTTGATAATATTGCTAACATATCTTCGTAAAGATGTGGACCATCTTTTGTTGTTAAAGCATCAACCGAAGGTGGTATTGTTTCATCATCCCATTTAACGAATGTTTGTGTTCCATCTATGGATTTTCTAACTGTATTAATTGAAGATTCCAAAACTTCTGAAAAGTTAACAGAACCCAATTCACTTACATTGAAAATCATAAAATTTCTGTGTTCATATTTATGTGACATAATTTATTGTTTTTTTTATTGTTATTATTATAAATATATTATTTTATTTTTATGGTACGTCAGTAGTTTTATCATTAATATCCATGTTAAAACTAACTGTATTTCCTGAACTATCTGGAGCGTCTCCAACTCTGTCATCAATAGTCATATTGGTACTTATTCCGTCATTACCACCTACTTGGTCAGGTATGGTCCAGTATGCTGGAACACCACCAATATATCCCACAATGGATTCTTCTCCCATTCTCCAGTAACCAACCAAATTAGGTGTACCACTTTCATCTTTAGGTATACCATTATTCCAAATGGTGGATACTTCTGAACTTGATAGTTCTACTGAAAATATTGAAACGTCATCAATTTTACCGCTTATACCTAATTGACTCGCACCTGTTTGGTATGCCCCAAATGTTAACGGGGCAATGGTGTTAGCCATAGCAGTATAAGTTTGTTTGGTAATGTTTGTTGGTGTTTCAGCGGTTCCATCAATATAAATTGTTAATCCATCAGCTGCATTATTACCGCCACTCCCATCATATGTACAAACTATGTGATACCACTGTCCTGTTGATAATGTATTTGTACTGTCAATACTTTGTTGATTACCACCACCATTATTTTTTAATAAAAATCTTATTTTATTAGATGATGAAAATTGACCAATAGTCCACTCTCTATTAGAACCATCATAATCTTTTGATATAATCCCAAGATTAGTTGCGAAAGTACTAGCGTTTAACCAAAATGAAACACTAAAAGGACTGTCAGTTGTCCCATTACCAAAACTAAAATCATTACTATCACCACAATCAATATAATCATTTGTACCATCAAAACTCATCGAATAATTACTGAATTTATCTTTATTTTCGTTATTTGGAATTAACCATTGTGGGTCTTTAAATGTTGCGTTTTCACCCAACCTAAACCACAAATGTGGAGATAAACTTGTTAAGTCAGTAGGTTCACCATTATTATATATTGTTGAGATATTTGATGTTTGGTCGGTATCCCAAACGGCCATTTCATCAATATTACCCTCAAACGCTTGTGTATTACTATTAAAATTAATACCTAAATATCTAAATTCACTATCTCCTAACGTACCAAAAGATGTACCAGTTCCTTGACTTACCCCATTAAAATATAAAGTTACTGTTGCACCGACTCTTGTAATTATAATATTATTCCAATTAGTGTTATTAATATTGGATAAAGTATTCCATTCAACTCTATTATTAGAATTGTCTTTATAAAACATTTTACCGGTATTCCAATCAACATTTAAAAATTGATTAAATGTGTTTAGTGGGTTACCTAATAAAGTTTCTTGTACTACACCTTTAACTGATGGGTTTTTTAACCATAAACTAATAGTGTTTGTTGTTCCTAAATTTTGTTGTGATAAGTCTATATAATCATCCGTACCATCAAAACTCATTGAATTTTTTGAAAATGGTTCTTTTGGTACATCTATGGTTCTTCCACTTAATACCATATTATAACTTAATGCGTTGTTTTCACTACCTGGTGCTTCTCCTACCCTATCATTAATGTCCATGTTATAACTAACTGTGTTTCCTGAGCTGCTTGGAGCATCTCCAGCCCTATCATTAATATCCATGTTAGCACTTGTGCCATCATTACTTCCAGTTTGGTCAGGTATGGTCCAGTTTGTAGAGAAGGTTGCGTCATCTCCCATTTTATAATAAGCTATGGGATTTAAACTTGTTAAATCAGTGGGTGTACCATTATTGTAAATTGCAGAAATATCACCAGACGATAACGCAGAATCAAAAACAGAAACTTCATCTATATTACCAGTTGCTTTGCCTGAATGACCACCAGACCAAATTAAAGAACCTATATTTATTAGTTCTATTGTAATATCATCCCACCACTTAGTTTTATTTATGGATATTGTAAAAGTTTGTGATGGTTTACTTCCATTAACATATAATTCTGGTTCAGTACCATTATGTCTTATTACAACGTGTGCCCAAGCATCATTTAAAAATACAGCAGTATCAGTTTCTAATACCCAATAATTTGTATTGTTATCTTTTAATTGGGCATAAAATTTACCACTTGAGGTATTATACATGGCGAAATAATCATTTGTAACTGTTGTACTTGCCACACTAAATAAACACTCACCAGGTGATGGGGTTGAGTTAGTTGGTTTCCACCACATTGATATAGTACCAACTGATAAAGGTTGTAAAGTTGAATTTAATGAATTTAAACTTATATAATCATCCGTCCCATCAAAACTCATTGAATAATTACTGAATTTATCTTTATTTTCGTTATTTGGCAATAACCATTGCGGGTCTTTGAATGTTGCGTTTTCACTCATTCTCCAATAATTAATAGGGTTAAGACTTGAAAGGTCCGAAGGAACACCTCCATTATAAATTGTAGAAACATTAGCGGATTGGTCAGAATCCCAAACAGATACATCGTCTATCAATCCTGCAAAATTTGGTAAATGTCCATTTTGATTTCTTCCTATTGCTAACCCACTTGTTGAGGTTGCAAATTGAGTTTGGTGCATCTGGGCAAATCCCACTGCTACTTCATCAACCCCATCAATGTAAATTGACACCCTATCTGCAAGTGGTTGGGATAAATCAAAGGTAACACAAAGATGAGTCCAAACCCCTGCACTCACTACCCCTGTATTTGAATAAACATATCTTGCTGTACTATCTCCAAACACTCTAATCCTACCTACATTATCCAAATAACATGAAACTTGAAATTCTGTACTCGTTGCACTCCTAACTACTGAAAACAAATACTGATAAGCTCCAATGGCATCTGGTTTAATCCACATTGAAAAGGTAGCGGTTGTCTGACCATCTAACAATGAAAAAGTGTTAGATGTCTCTACATAATCATTAGTACCATCAAACGACATTGAATAATTTGATATCTTATCCTTATTTTCATTATTTGGTAGTAACCATTGTGGTGATTTGTAAACGGCATTATCTCCCATTCTATACCAAACAACTGGGTTTAAACTTGTTAAATCAGAGGGTGTACCATTATTATAGATTGTTGAGATATTACCAGACGATAATTCAGTATTAAAAATAGAAACCTCATCTATTTTACCATCAAACCAATAGCGACCAGTTGTATAATTATCATTTCCTATACTTATTTTATCGTATAAAGTAAAATCATCAGTTGTGGTGTCTGATGTTGTTAGTTGTGCTGATTGTCCATTTAAATAAATATTTAATTCTTTTGTTGTCCCATTTCTTGTGACTATTACATTAGTCCAAGTATCTGCAGCAATCCAACCAGTTGAATTATTAAAGGTTGATATAGTTACAACATTTGAGCTATTATCCCTCAAATATAATCTTGCCCTTATATTTCCACTTGATGCAAAAGTATTTAACCATATTAAAGCTGTACCCCTAAATGATAAGATATAATTAGTTAATGATAGACTTGATGTTTTTATCCATGCAGAAATAGAAAAATCATCTGAAGCAGTAAACTGTATTGGGCCACTTCCTGACGCACCGTTATAAATCGAAACGTAGTCATCCGTACCATCAAATTCAAATGAATAATCGTTAGAAAACGGTGTGAATGGGCCTGGACCTGGTCCATCACCTGACACCTTACTTAGGATAGTCCCATTATTCATTACAATTATTCCGTTATGTGTTATTATCATATCATTTAAATATTATGTTGGTACATCAGTTGTTCTTCCACTTAATACCATATTATAACTTAATGCGTTATTTTCACTATTTGGTGCATTTCCATCTCTATCGTTTATATCCATGTTGATACTAACTGTATTTCCTGAACTACTTGGCGCTTCACCTACTCTATCATTTATATCCATATTACTACTTGTACCACCAGAATACCCACCATTTCCTAGGTCAGTGATACTCCAGTTTGTGTTAAATGTTGCGTCATCTCCAAGTTTCCAATAACATAATGGATTTAAGGAAGATAAGTCAGATGGTGTTCCATTATTATAAACTGTTGCTATATCACCACTACTTAAAGCAGTATCAAAAATTGCAACATCATCCATACTTCCATTTAAGAAGTAATATGCTCCCGCAGTTGCTGAACCTATTGTATTCATTGTAAACCCACCAGAACCACCAGAACCTAAGTCTGAGTAAGAAATTCCATCTATCCACCAAGTAACAGTAGAACTGTTTTTAACAACAGCTAAATGATGCCAATTACCTAACCCAAACAATTGAGGTACACCACCAGAATTCGCAACTATTATTGAGGTACTTCCATTTATTTTTGCATAAATTACTTCATTGACATTATAATACACAAAGTTATTACTATCACCCCAAACAAATGCAGATGTAGTATGTGGGTCACTACCAGATAAATTTACAGATTTAAACCAAAAAGAAATAGTTACATCATCACCACTTGTTGTGAAATTAGGAACCGTTATATAATCATCAGCGCCATCAAAACTCATTGAATAATTTGATGCCTTATCTTTATTTTCGTTATTTGGTAATAGCCATTGTGGGTCTTTGAATGTTGCGTTTTCACCCAATCTATAATATGAATTTGGATTAAGACTTGAAAGGTCTGAAGGAACACCTCCATTATATATTGTTGACGCGTTAGCCCTTTCATCAGTATTCCATACAGCGACTTCACACAAGCTACCCTCAAGTGGTGCCCATTCTCCTAATGCAGCTAAATACATATTATCTGTAATGGTTGCGGGTAAAGATGTATTAACATCAATATCAAATATTTTTGAACCATTTAACCATATTTCACAATCAGTACCATCATTAAGATTTCTATTAAAAAACCCCATTACGTGGTACCAAACTCCTGAAGAAAAATCAGAAAATTCCGTACTTGTTGCTCTTGCGAAATTATTAGACACACCAAACTCAATCCTTCTTGAGGTTCCATATGGTCTAATTCTCATAAATAAATCTCTTGGTGAAGAAGAACCTAAAGTTAATAGTGTAGTATAACTAGCGGTAGTTACATCTGTAAATTTAACCCACATTGAAACACTTACCGTTTCACTACCATCTAAATAAGTTGGAACACCGCAATCAATATAATCATTAGTACCATCAAAACTCATCGAATAATTACTGAATTTATCCTTATTTTCATTTGATGGTAATAACCATTGTGGTGATTTGTAAACGGCATTATCTCCCATTCTATACCAAGCAACTGGATTTAAACTTGTTAAATCAGTGGGTGTACCACTATTGTAGATATCGTTAATATTGTCGGTTGTTAAAACACTATTCCAAATTGCCACCTCATCTATGTTACCATCCCAATAATAACTGCCACTTATATAGTTTCCAATCTTTACTATAGTACCAATGTTGCTTGTAGGTATTTGGTCGGTAAAACTACCTTGTAAACTTCCATTTAAATAAATATCTACATCTGCTCCGTTTTGTACAGTTATTAAATTATACCAAGTTCCAGTACTTAATGTGGTAATTGTGACATCATCAAAACCACCACCCATAGCATACCTTAAAGTATTGTTTGCTATTAATTGAATATAAAATCTATCAGTAACACCTATACCACCACTTAAAATCATATGACTTAATGTACCTAAAGTACCATCGTATTTAAACCAAGTTGAGGTACTAAAATCACTTATACCGCCATTTAAATCATCTATTACGCCTAAACTTATCCACTCATCCACACCATCAAATTTAAATGAATAATCATCAAAAAATGTTGGAGGTGGAGGTGGAACTGATAAATCATACCTACCACCAAAAAAACTAAAATTTCTATACACCTGTGCTTCAGATAGTGCAAAATTATATGTTTGAAAAAAATATATAGTTCCAAACATTGGTAAATTTAGATTTGGTCTTTCACCTATTAAAAAGTCATCACTATTTGTTATTGAACCAAAACCAGATATTGAATTTCCTGTAAATGATTGACTATAATTACCATTTACCCAACCAACATTACTACCATTTAAATAACCTTTAATCGTGTTATCGGTTCTATTAATTACCATTGTAACCATATAGTTTTGACCCTTATTTATTGGAATATATTGTGCTGCTCTTTGAGATGTAGTATTGTTTCCATTACACCTAACAGTTAAAACCTCATTAGTACTAGAATAATATATCATCCAACCAATATCTGAGGTTATATTATTACCCTTACTAGCAATAATATTACTACTTGTAGAAGATGGGTCTATCTTAAAAAAAATATTACACGTAAAACTATCTAATTCTGGATTTATATTTGGTCTGTTTCCTAAATTTAAATAATCATTTGTCCCATCAAATGTCCATCCCCCACCAAATTCTGGTGAAAAACTAGTTCCGTTCTCAAAAGTACCCGATACTGTAGATACCAAACATTCACAAGTTGTACTACCACTAGTATATGAACGAGAGTTAGCTGCATCCATATTAATGATTAAGTCTTGATTTCTAGTTATATATCCACTTGTCGTCCCCATTATAATCCGAATCTTACTTTTAGTGCGTTATAGTTTTGTGTTATTTCTGTTTGTGAAAGCGCCCTATTATATATTTTAACATTTGATATGTTTCCTTTTGAATAGTTACTATTATTAACATAACCAATGGTTAAATTATCACCAATATTTGAACTTAGGGATGCTGGTGCACCGCTTTCAGTATCAGATAATTCCCCATCAACATATAATTTTAAATTACCCCCACCAACATAAACACCCACAAAATGATGCCAATTAGTATCATATGATAATGAAATGCTAGGACTTACATTTGATGCCCCATTTCTACAAGCAAAATAAACAATTCCATTTGACCACCAGTAAAGAACTACTTTATCTGTGGTGACATCTTGAATCGTGTTGAACCCTAATACCTCTCCTGACCCATTCTTTTTACCCCAAAACGAAAATGTTAATGATGTTACATTATTTATTTCATTTATTGGTTCACAAGATATATTATCATCACTACCGTCAAATGACCAACTACCGTTATTATCAATTGAGTAACCTACACCATTTTCTAGCGTTCCAGTAATATTTGAAATTAAGTCATTAGTTGTTGTATCTCCACTAACATAAGATTTAGGATTTGCTGCATCTACATAGAATACCAAACCACCCTTTATTATTCTAGGACCATATGTAAAATTCTTATCTCCAAAACTCATTTTAAATACTCCTTATAATTGTTTTTATTTCCCAATTACTCGTAGTTGCTGACGCTGTTAGTGTTGCATTACCACCAGAAACCGAAACATCCATTATTAAATCGTTTGTATTCCCAATATCTGTGGTTGTTGTTTCATTATGATTAACATCTGAAGCAGTAAATATTGAAGCTATGTTACCCGCCCTTAAATTTGTTCCATCATTAGCCGTATACTCAAACCACGCACCCGTATATGCACTAACTGGTACTGAATAAATAGATGTCGATGAACCAGATGAGGCGGTTACTTTAGCGGTTGTATATAATGATGGGGCTAAATTATCGCCCAATATTATTCTATTATCAGAATATACTTGTAAAATAGGTATCCCAGAAATATCATTAACAGCGAATAATTCACCAACAAGACTATCTGTTACACTAAACAACTCACCACTTGAACCTTGAATTCTAAATATTGGAGATGTTGACCCAGAACCATATATTTGTACAACATCTGTACTATTTCCACTAAATACTGATTCTCCATTAACATTTAAATCACCATTAATGGTTAATCCTGTCATTGTGTTAATAGAAGCAGAATAATTTGACCCATCACTATCACTTATTGTGAATGTGTTAGCGTCATCATAAGTAAACCCAGTTATTGTTGTATTGGTATCTGTTACATCTATCTTAATTTGATTTGATGATGGGTTTGATAAGGTTACATTCGTACCACCACTTAATTTAAAAATCTCTGTACCATCATTTCTTGATGTTATTGATTGATTACTAGCGAAAGTTGTTCCTGTAACAAAAATATTTGGTAACCATATACCGTTACCATCTGCGTCTGAAGTTAAAATATAACCATCAGTTGCGCCACTTATCATTTGGAAATTTATTGTTCTTGTTCTTCCACTAACAGTTAAAAGGTCTTGGTTTGTACTTGCCCCACTTGTTATGAAAAGTGGTGTATCTATAGTTCCTGAATCTGTAGTAAATATAAAAACATTTTTTTCTGTAACACCGTCATCCCACCCAATATGCATTGGTGTAGTAATGTCATCTGCCTCAAAATACCAATAATCATTAGTTGCCCCTAAATTTAATCTTGCGTATGCCGTACCACCATTAGCATTATGTATTTTAATATCTGTTCTTGGTGCTGACCCATTATCATCTATTATAAAACTTGATTGCCCTTTAGCGATTTTGAAAAATCCTGTACCGCCAGTTCCAAAGTCACCAGATGCCTCAAAATTAAAACCACCGTCACTTATAAAGTTAAATGCGTTACCATTATCTGCACCACTACCACCATCTTGATAAAATAAATAAGCATTTTCATTATTAACTGTATTATGAAGTTTTATGGCTGGACCCGAATAATTTTGACTACTACCTTGTTGTGTTATCGTTATCGCTGGAGTCATTGAACCTGGCCCACCACCACCAGTATTTGGGGTTGTCCAATAAGATGTAGCGCCACTTACATCTTGGTTAAATATTGCTTCTGTACCTATAGTAACCGGACTACACCCACTAATGTTTGTTACCCATAAATCTGTAATACAAGTAGCGGATGTGTTTCCTGTAAATGTCCCACCAATACCAGTTAAATTACTTCCGTCACCATAATAAGTTGTTGCTGATAATGTTCCATTAACAGTTAAACCTGTCATTGTATTAATCGAAGTACTTAAATTAATACCATCATTTCTTTCTATTGTTAATGTATTTGCGTTATTATATGTAAACCCTGTTACAAAAGTATCGTTGTCTGTTATACCTGTTAAACCACTACCATCACCAATAAAGGTTCCATTAAATGTACCGCCATTAAATGTTGTGGCTGAAATAGTACCTGATGTTGCTATATTAAATGTAACAGCACTTAATATATTACCTAATTCAATCGTATTTAAATTACTATCAAAAGTGGAGCCGTCATTTTGGGTTATTGTAAATGTATTGGAGCTAAAAGAAAAATCACTAACAAAAGTATCTGTTAATCCTGTTATATTATATGGTGTAAAACCATCGTTTCCAGTTATCTGTACTATTACCTCACTACTACCACTTGTCGCGGCTTGTGTTACAGTACCACCAGTACTAAATGTATCAATATCATTAGTAAACCCTGTAACAGTTACAATACCGTTTTGTCTTTCTAAAGTAAGTGTTCCAGTACTAAAAGTACCACCTGTAACAAAGTTATCATCGGTAGAGATGCCTGTTAAGTTAGACCCATCACCAAAATAAGTTGTTGCTGATACAGAACCATTAACAGTTAAACCTGTCATTGTGTTAATAGAGGCCGATAAATCTACGCCATCATTTCTAGATATAGTGAATGTATTAGAGTCGTTATAAGTGAATGCTGTGACAAATGTGTTTGTATCAGCTGGAATAGTAACGTCCACCTTAACCACATCACCTACTGTAGAAACTGTTGTATTTGAACCACCTGAAAGGGTTCTAAAGTTTAATGTTGTGCCACTTTTATCTTTAAAAAATTCATTCGCACCACCAACATTATTAGCAGAATCTACTTTAGTATCAAGTTGCATTTGGGTAATCGCGGTATAACTATTGAATGTTGTATTATCGGTTTTACCACTTAATAATGGTAATAAATCTACACTATAAAAATTAATCCCCTGAATATTATTATCAAATCGTATCTCTGTACCACTTATGTACGCGTCAGTCGTATAAGAATCGGTCATACCTGTTGTAAAGCCACTAACTTGGAATGTACCACCTGTTGAATTTGTATAAGTTACAATACCTGTTGAAGGGTTATATACACCACTAAGAACATATACGTCTGAAGCTAAAACAGCTAAGTTAGAGACTAAATCAGGTTGTCCTTCATTTTGTTTAATTGTTAAATCGTAAGTTGAATTATTAAATGTGAATCCTGTAACAAATGTATCTTGTGAAGTTGCTCCAGTTATAATAGAATTAACATCTACATATTCTATAGCACCAGTTGTAGAATTTCTACCTAATATCTGAGTTAAAGAATTGTCATTTGTCGGAGTATTATATATTACTAAATCACCCACATTTGTAGTCCCTGTAAAATTATATAAACCAGTTGTTGTTATGTTGGAATGTAATGGTTTATCAATATATAAAGCATTTTCTATATTTACTGTTCTAGGAGCACTTGCGGTAATTGATTCATTATCTGTTTTTATTTTAAGATTATCTATTATAAGATTTCCAGAATTAGCAATATTAATACCGTTATAAGTTGTTCCTGTACCAGAGGGGTCAACATTTAGTATTTCACCATTTAATCTAAGTGTTTGGGAATTGTGTCGTATCGCATTTGCTGTACCATTTGTTACAATTATATCACCATTAATATAAGTTTTAGAATTAGAACTACTACCACCTAAAATATTATCGTTAATATACGCATATGAATCATATGTCGTAATGTTACCATTTATTATTGTTTCACAACCAGTATCTCTACTAATACTAACGCCCTGAACTCCAGTACCAGCTATTATATTTCCATTAACTTCAAATCTACCACCACTATTAAATGTTGTAACCACACCATATTTAGCACTATCACCAGCAATTATTTCAGGACAATTTATAGTCGCCCTACCACCACTCATATATGATATCGATATTGGAGCATCATATAATCCACCACCACCATAATTTTGTAATGTACCTGCATTAAGAACGGTTGTACCATTAAAACCATTAATACGATACGTCCAAGTAGTTCCAGAACTTATAATTTTTTGAAAATCAAATACAGAATTAGAGCTTCCTCTGGGTGACATTGCATAACCATCTTCTGTTACAGATAAAACATTACCTTTAAATATAACATTACTATCACCTCCCAAGCCACAAATAATCCCCTTAACTATAGTTGCTTTATTTATATCACAATATAACTGACTATCATTATTGGCACTAATAAAGCCATTGGCCCAATCATCGTCAATGGTTTTATCAATATAAATTTCACCTTCACCAAACAAATTAAATGTTGTTGCAGATGAAGATAGTGGTGCATATGTTGGGGCAATACCTAGAGGAATAATATATCTATTAGAAGTAATATATCCATCAACCGTAGCATCTGGAATAGGTTCTACAGTTATTATTTCGGTTGTAGCCGCAACATCAGAAACACTAAAAACGGTATAAATACCATCATTTCCTGTACTTCCTATCATTTTAAATTGGGAACCTACTGTAATATAAGTTGCCCAATTACCATTAACAGTAAAAGTTTTAGTTCCCGTGTTTACCCCAATAATATCTAAACTATGAAACCTTCTTGGTGGTTTTATTAAAACCCCTGGAGATAGATACATATTACCATTTTCATATTGTATCTCTTCTTCATCATATATACCTGGGTATACATATATTAAAGTTTGCCCACTTAACGCATCAGTTAATAATGCATCTCTAGCACCCGTTATCGTTTTCCAAGGCTTATTTATGTCCCCAACCAAAGCCGTAGAATTGTCACCACTCAATGAGGAAACAAAATATGTGTTTTGTAGTTTCGCTTCTGGTGCAATAGAACTAACATCTCTATATTCCACAGTACCACCACTATTAACAACTAATACCCTATCTAAAATATTATTATTAGTTATCGTATTAAAAGTTAAACCACTATTTAATATTAAATCGTCCTGAACTGTTATTGGTGAACAACCATATATGTTTGATGTGTATATTCCCGTACAGGCGGTTAAAGTGGAATCAAATAATACTTCTCCATTATTATAAAAAATATTATTATTAAAATTAACATTATCTGTACAACCAGATATGGTGTTTAAAAATGTTGTTCCAGAACAAACACTAAAATTACCAGTAACCCCAGTTAACGTTGCAGAACCACTACCACCAGGTTCTACAATAAAATATTTTACTATGTCAGGTCCACATCCGTCACTCATTATACTATAATTAATCCTCTAAGTATTATTTCACTAATTTTAGTTGAATCTGTTTTAACAATATTAATAGTTATAAGGTCAGTATCTTCTACAGTGAAAGGTACAGTTACTAACACACCATTTTTATATATATCATAAGTAGTTATATTATCTACCTCAATACTAGAAAAATTAGTTTTATTGTCTGCTTTAAATTTAATTTGTGTTGGAGCATTTGGTAAAAATTGTATTATACATTTTAATGATTTATCATTATCTTCATCATTCATAAAGTTAACAATTGGTTTTGGTTTTTTATCATCCACTTCTTGTGTGACAAAAATTCTACTAACAGCTGGTTTAACTTCAAATTCTTCCTCATCTACAATATAACCCATTAACTTCATCTCATATGTTTGTACATAAAATCTTTTACCCTCTAAATCGTCTATTTGACTTTCATCTCCAATAGATTCTAACATAATAGGGAAATAATGTCCTTTTATGTTAATATATGCTTGTGCTGACGCAAATGTTTGTAAGACTTTTTGGCTTAATTTATTTAATTCACGCATTCTATAACAAAAAAATCTAACAGTATAGAACATATCCACCCCTACTGGGTTTGGTATACCGTATATATCCGCCCCCTTACGGTTACCGTCCCAAACAGGTATTTGCATATAAGGGAAATTTTTTCTTATCGGTATTTTAAAGTCGGCAGGGTTAGTACCTGTTTCCGGATTAGGTCTTCTAACAATAGAAATAAATGGTATTTTCATGTTTTTATACTTGTCTGTGTGTGGCCAAATTTTAGCGAATTCATTCCATCTCTGTAGTGTTAAAAAGTGTGTTGGTACTCTTTTTCCCTTTAATACTATACCTAAATCATTATTTACAAAATCAATAAACCCACCATCTAAATCAGCAAAATCTACTGACCTAGGTAAAAATTGTTTATTTTTTTCTAAAAACTGACTTACCCATTTTTCTGGACCACTGTTAGGGTCAACAACTTTTATATCTATATTTTTTTTTCTTTTTTTAGGTAAAGCCATAATTAACCATTAAATTCATCTTCATCTGCTGTAACACAAGTTATTGTTCTATAATACCCCTCATACCCTAATCTTGTATGTTCATTATCTGAGTATATTTTACCATCATTAACAACTGTAAAATATTTTATATTATCTTCAAAATCTGGATAACCAATATAATCACCATAATCTATATCGGTATCTAATTCTTTTAATTGGTCTACAAATACAGTAAAAACTAAATTACCATAATCTTCATATCTACCATAACCTTCTGAATATGATTTTTGTTCAGATGGGTTTAATACTGGTCTAACTTTAATCTCTAATGGTGGGTGAAATTGTATTTCTTCAGCATCAGCTTCACCATATGTATCATCGGTTTGACTTTTAATTCTATCAACCTTAAACAAAACCACAATAAAATTAAGGTCACCCTCAACAAATTCTCTAGCCATATCATTTTCTAGACTAAAATCTGTTTTATCATAAAATTTACTTACACGAGTTATTGGCCACTTTTTTTTATTAGGCATAATTCTTTTTTTTTATAAATATTTAGTTATTCCCTATTTAGTTTATTTTATTTCATTTGTTTTTATATTTAATTGATTATGTTAGATATTAATAAATTAAAAAATAGAAAAACATTATTTAAATTAGAAAAATATAATGGAAATAATGAATATATTTTATCATTAAAAGAAAAATTAGAAAAAAAGGGGCCATTCCCAATAACCCCTAGTTTATCAGAATATATAAATAATAATTTCAATAAAGAACCTTTTAATTTAAACAGAGTGGTTGGTATTACTGAGTTTTTAGGTAAACAACTACAAGAAAAATTTGATTTAAATCATATTCCAGAAAAAATATTAGTTGAGGTAGTTTTAGGTGATACAGAAAAAAGTTACCACGTTAAAGGTAAAGTATTTAAAAACCAAAAATACTCACCAATGTTTTATGTACCAAAAACACAAGTTTTTGAAAATTTATATGAAAAAGATGTTAATGTTAATGTTGATTTCGAAAAATACACTAAAATAGATAAAAGAGGGTGGAAAGCTTTTAAACACCAAGAAAAAGGTGTAAAGTTTTTATTAAGTAAAAATAAATGTATCTTGGGTGATGATATGGGGTTAGGTAAAACCTATATGTCAATAATAGCCGCATTAGAATGTGGTGTAGATAAAATATTAGTTATTTGTCCTGCTAACGCTAAAATTAATTGGTTTAGAGAAATATCTAATTTTGTACCAGAAGAGGATATTTCAATAATTAAAACCGGACATTGGAACCCTAAAAAATTTACTATAATCAATTATGATATTTTAAAAAATTTTCACACTCTTGTGGATGGTAGAAAAAAATATAAGGACCATGAGATAAATCGTCACTTAGCTAATGAAGGTTTTGAGTTAATGATAGTAGATGAGTGTCATATGGCTAAAAACCCAAAATCACAACGAACTAAAGTAATTAATCAATTAAGTAAGGTTATTGAAAGAAAATGGTTATTAACAGGAACGCCAATAGCCAATAGACCAATGGATTTTTATAATTTACTATATTTATGTGAATCTCCAATAACTAATAGTTGGAAATATTATGCTTTTAGGTATTGTGCCGCTAAAAAGTTTCGTAAAAAAACCAAAAATGGTTTTTATAAAGATATTTGGATTACTGATGGGGCTTCTAATCTAGAAGAGTTACATGAAAGAACGAAATCATTAATATTAAGAAGAAAGAAAGAAGACCATTTAGACTTACCCCCAAAAATTGTTGCACCATATTATATGGAAATTGATGATATGAAAGAATATAATAATGTTTTTAATGAGTATTTAGAGTGGGCTAAAAGTGAGGGTAAAAATTTAGGAGCTGGTAGGCATATGGTTGAATTAGTTGTTTTAAGAAAATATTTGGCTTTAGAAAAAACAAAACAAAGTATTGAACTAGCTGAACAAGCTATAGAAAATGGAAAAAAAGTTATAATATTTACCACTTTTACACATTCATTTGACGCTTTAATAGACCACTTTGGAAAAATTGCTGTTGGTCATAACGGTAAAATGAATGATAAACAAAAACAAAGGTCAATAGACCAATTCCAAGAAAATGACGATATAAAAATTTTTATAGGTAATTTAATTTCAGCTGGTACCGCAATAACATTAACTAAAGCTGAAATTGTTATAATGAATGATTTAGATTTTGTCCCATCAAACCATGCTCAAGCAGAAGATAGAGCTTGGAGAATCGGTACTAATAAAACCGTTAATGTGTATTACCCAATCGCTGTTGGAACTATAGATGAGATGATTTATAGTGTTTTAGAAAAGAAAAGGAAAATTATCGATACTGTAATGGGTGATGAACATGAAACATTAGATATAACAAATGAGTTATTTAATAAAATTATTGGTTAATATTTTTATATATGTTTTTTAGCGTTATTAAGTAATGTTATTATATTTTGTTTACCAACAGGGTTTGCACTTTGTACGAAAAATTGTGGTATTTCTTTATTATGGTGGATACAATAGTCGACCAACCACTTAGCACAATCCATACCACTTAATGTTCTACCAAGGTCATGGTCAAATCCAATTTCAGTTGGTAAACCATTTTCTTGTATCCAATCTACAAATCCATCATAATGTTTAACCCAAATAACTTCATGGGTTCCTTCATCCTTTTCGTAGTAATATTCTGGCGCCCATTGTAATAACCATTGTGACATCACAAATGGGTCCCTAACATCGTCTAACCATAATAATTTTTTCATTATTTATTTTATTTATTATTCACAAATATATTAAATTTATTAATAATAAAAAAGTTATTTTTAAAAATATGTCAAAAGAAAAAGTAAAACACCCAAATCATTATAATGTTGGTATTGAAATGTGGGATTATGCCTACTCACATAATCTTGATTTTTTTGAGGGTAATATTGTTAAATATGTTACTAGATGGAAACATAAAAATGGAAAACAAGATTTATATAAAGCTAAAGAATATTTAGATAAATTAATTGAATTATCTGAAGATTGTTAACGTACTAATGTTACAGTACCATCTTTAACTATTATATCAGAACCATCATAATTTCTAGCCCTTACTTGATAAACATAAGTACCCATTGGTACTGGTCTGTTTCTATATTCACCATTCCAAGCTAAAAGTGTGTCAGATTTATACACTAATTGTCCCCATCTATTATAAATTTCTAAATCAAACTCTTCTATACCAACACCTTTAACCTCAAAATGGTCATTTATCCCATCACCATCGGGTGAAAAAACATTTGGAGCGTATAATCTCAATGGTTTTACTACAGATATTGTATTTGAGACACTAATAACGTTTTTATTAAAACTTACGGCAACAACTCTATACTTTGTTACATTTTGTGTTTTAATACTAAAAAATGGTATTAATAATAGTAATATAATTAATTTTAGTTTTCTCATGATTTATTATTTATATCGATTATCAATTCAACAATTAGTGTATTTATATTATTTTCCATAGTTAATTTTTTATACATATATAGTATTAAAATAATATAAAAGTTACCTATACTTTCCCAACGTATACAGTTATTTTTTTAACGTAATTTTTTATTTACTATATAATGAAATATTTATAATAAATGATATTAAAAGAAAACATGTTAAGTAGTATATTAAGTGAAAGTGGTTTACGTAATATGCGTAATTTATCTAATAGATATGATAAAGCTAAAATATACTTTCACCAAGATTTAGATGGTGTTACAACAGCTTTAGCTATGAAAAATTATTTAGAAAATAATGGTATTAAAGTTGTTGATGCGGAAGTTATACAATATGGTGATAAAGAGTTTGCCATAAAAAAACCCTCGGCTAAGGGTGATATAATGCCTGTGTTAGTTGACTTTGCTCACGGTAAACCAATGTTTGTAGTCCATACCGACCATCACGATAAACAAGTTGGTGCTGAAAAACAAGCTTCAAAATCTTTTAGACAATCTAGGTCTAACGTAGAAACTATTTCACAAATAGTTTCACCAACAGATATATTTCCAGATTTTGATATTAAAATGATATCAACAGTTGATTCTGCTGATTTTGTTAAAATGGGTATTAAACCAGAAGATGTTATGACTTATATTTTTGAATTAGATAAAGAAAAAGAATTATCTAAAAATAAAAAAATAATGGCCTTAGTAACAAATAAACTTTTATTAGCCTATAAAAATAAACCAAGATTCTTAGAAAGACTAGTTTTAGAATCAACACCATCTCTATTAAACATTTATTTAAACATAGTTAGATTAGCTAAAGAAGAAGGGTATGTTTCTCCTGATATTATGAAAAAAAATATTGCTAATTATATCCAATCACAAAAAGACAGTGATAAAGTGACTTACCTAGAAGATTACGGTATTATAGCTCAATATGGTGGTGGTAATCTATTTAAACCCGGTTCTTACGATAGATATGTTCCTTTTAAAAATTATCCTGATGCTAATTTTTTAGTTATTGCTTGGCCTTTAGGGTTATTACAATCTTCTTGTAATCCGTTCAAAGCTAATAGAGAATTAAAGGGTGTCAATTTGGGTGAAATAGCTCAAGAAGTTTTAGATGTGTATAAATCTAGATTAAAAAGTAAAAAAATAACTGTAGATACTATAAAATATTTTGCTGAAAAACATAAATCTTTTGATGATGAATCTGTTGGGTTTAATTATACTGATATGATTGCCATGTTTGAAGATACTGATGACGGCATAATAGGTTTAAATAGTATGCCTAAAAAGGCCCCAAAAGATTATACAATAGAAAGATGGCAAAAAGCACTAAAAACAGTAATGTCTAAACCATATACTTCATTAAGTAATAATGAAAAAAAGGCTTTAAAATTATTATCTGTAACTGGTTGGGATATGTTACAGGCAAATAGTGGCGGACATAAATGTATTACTAATATATCTGGTTTAATGTATTTTGGTAAAGATGGTAATAGATTTTTGAAAGCATTTGCTCAAACCTTCGTAAAGAAACTAAAAGAAAAAATCGACTCTAGTAAGAAATAATCTAAATCTATTTAGATTGTATTTTTTTATTTTTATTATTAACTAATAACGAGTGGTTAAAGATTAACCCGTACCAAAAATCTAAATATATGAATGAAGAAATAAAAAAGGCGACACCAGAAGATATAAAAAAATTCCTAGAAGGTTATGATGAAGAAAAGTACATAGTTTCAATTGAATTGGACCAAACGAATGATTGGTCAATAGATGAAACCAATAAAGTTTATATTATCATAGATGACCCAGTTAAGGGTAAAAAAATAAAAATACAAAAATTCACACCATTTTGCTGGACTAAATCACTTAGAGGTAGTGGTTTTTATAATGACGATTTAGAGGTTATTAGAAGAGAAGCCAGAAAATACGGAATATACACACAAAAACTAAAAACAGGTAATAATAAAAGATTAGAAGACGGTTTTAAATATATTGTTAAAACTAGTGGTACTTATCGTGATTTAGTTAACTTTTTTAAAAAAGGTGGTGTAAATCCTTGGGATAGAGATAGAAGACTAGTGCAAATATTACCACCAGTAGAACAATTTATGATTCAAACTGGTAAAAGACTTTTTAAAGGTTATGAAGATTATACTGAAGTCCATAAACTAACATTTGATATTGAAACAACTAGCCTTAGCCCATCTGATGGTCATGCATTTATGATTGGGGTTAAAGATAATCGTGGTTTTAAAAAATTATTAACAGCTTACGATGGTGACGGTAACTATAGTGAGGAAGGTGAAAGACAAATGATAAAAGACTTTTTCCAAATTATACACGAGTTGGAACCAACAATTATTATTGGTTATAACTCAGAAAACTTTGACTGGACTTATTTAATTGGTAAAAATGAAGAAACTAAGGTTACTACTGGTCGTAGAAGACCTAAAATAGAGAAAAAACTAATACCAGGTAGAGTACAGTTATTGGGCATGAATTTAGATGAAATCGCTAAAACAAAACATCCAATGATAAAAATGACAAGAAAAAAGTCTACTTTAAAATTGGGTGCAGAAATTGAAGATTATGACCAAACACTATTGTGGGGACATAATGTTATGGATACATATCATAGGGTTAGACAAGCTATGGCTTTAAATTCAAATTTACAATTTGGTAAGTTAAAG